ATCACTGACCACCAAGAAAATCCCATTCTCTCCACCTGTTTAGCATGGTTTGGAGGCGGACGCAAAGGACCAAGCGAAGCAGAAAAAAGAGCCGCTCAAGACCAGCAACGCATGATGCAAGAGGCTGCGGCACGGCAAGCGGCCATGCAACAGCAGCAAATCGAACTCGCCCGCCAGCAAGCCGAAGCCCAACGCAAGGCGCAGGAGGAAATGATGCGCCAGATGGAAGCGAACAAGCCCGCGCCCGCAGCGCAGGTTGACCCCGGCAACCCGCAAGCCGATGTCGCCGCCGAGGCCGCACGCCGCAAGGGACTCCGCAAATCGATCCTCGCAGGCGAATCCGGACAGGCTCCGATGACGACCGGCTACTCGACACTCGGTTGATGTTGTTTTGACTGATACCAAATGAACGGAAACAATCCCGAACTTGCCGAAAGAGTCATCCAGCGCCATGCGGAATTGGTTCATCAGCGGGCAACATGGGAGTCGCTCTGGGAGGATATCGCAAAGTATGTGATGCCACGGAAGGCGACGATGTTCACAAAGACGACATCGCCTTCCACCGACGACGAGTCGCAACTCTTCGACGCGACCGCAGTCCGGGCAAACATGATTCTGGCCAATGGGCAACTGAGTTGGATGACTCCACTTGAAAGCCGGTGGTTTTCACTTGAGCCACCAAAGTCGATGGAAAGCGAGGACGAGATTGAGCAGTGGTTCAAGCAATGCACCGAGGTGATGCAGGCCGAACTCAGCCGGTCCAATTTCTACACCGAGATCCACGAACTCTACCTCGACCGTGGCGCGTTCGGCACGGCGGCGATTCTGGTTGAATCCGGCAAAGTCAATGCCCTCAACTTCACCAAGCTCGATCTGGGATCATTTGCAATCTCCGAGGATGACGAAGGCTATGTGGACACGCTATCCCGCGAGTATGAGATGACGGCCCGTCAGGCCGCGCTCAAGTTCGGATCCGAGAACCTCACTGAGGCGATGCTGAAAGAACTGGAGAAGCCCAACTCCAACCGCAAATTTACATGCGTCCATCTCATAGCTCCCCGTGGTCCGGGTGAGATTGAGATGGGAAAACGTGACGGAGCTAACAAGCCCTACGCCTCGGTCTATGTGGACAAGGCATCGAAGCATGTTTTCCTGTCCTCCGGGTTCGATGAGCAACCGTTTTTCGTGACCCGCTACCTAAAGTGGAAGAACTCGGAGTGCTACGGATACAGCCCAAGCTGGACGGCGCTACCGGAGTGCAAGCAGCTTAATTTTCTGGAAAAGCAACTCGACTCGCTCGCCGAGATTCATGCATTCCCTCGCATCCTCATCCCAGCCGGGTTCGATGGAGACATCGATCTCCGCGCCGGTGGCGTGACCTATTTCGATCCGAACAATCCCAATGCCACGCCAAAGGAATGGGGAACCGGCGGACGCTACGACATCGGCGTTGAGCGTGCCGAACACAAACGCAAGGCAATCAACGAGGCGTTCCATGTGGACCTCTTCCAGATGTTCGCCCAGTTGCAAAAGCAGATGACCGCCCGCGAAGTCGCTGAACGCGCCAGCGAGAAGCTCATCCAATTTTCCCCTACCTTCGCCCGACTCACGACAGAGCTATTCAATCCGCTCCTGCGCCGGGTCTTTGCGATTTTGGCTCGCGCTGGCAAGTTTCCACCACCTCCGCAGGCGCTCCAAATGATCGGCGTCATCCCGGAGCCGGATGTTGCCTACAATTCCCGAATCGCTCTTGCGATCAAGAGCCTCGAAAACGCCGCATTCATCCGAACGACTGAAATGCTCCTGCCCTACGCGCAGATCAGACCAGAGATGCTCGACAACTACGACTTTGACGAGATCACCCGCGACATGGCCCGCAACGATGGCCTGCCTGCCCGCTGGCTCCTTGACGAGGAAATGGTTGCACAGACCCGCGCTCAACGCGCCCAAGCCGCCCAGCAGCAGATGCAGGCGCAGCAGATGGAGCAGGCTGCAAGCGCCCTCGGCAAAGCTGGCAGCGTGAAGCAGGATTCCGCTCTCGCCGGTATGCTTCCCGGCATGATGGGACAAGCATGATGGCCCCAGAAGACAAAGCCGCAGCCCTCCGGCGTGAACGTGAGCGCCAGAAGATCACCAACGCCTACCACCGTGTCTTCGCCTCCAAGGAAGGCGCTGCGGTCATCGCTGATCTCAAAGCGCAGTTTGCCACCGACTCGCAGGTCTTCCTTCCTGGTTATGATTATAACCCCGTGGTCGCTGCCCTCCGGGACGGCCAGCGAGGCGTGATCATCCACATTGAGTCAATCCTCCGCAGGCCGGTCATCGCGGATGGCGACATTGAAACTCCCAAACGAAAGGTCAAAAAATGAGCAAACCCAAATCCGAACCCAAACAAGACATCCCGCCACGCCCCGAAATGGATCCCATGCTTGGCGATAAGACCATCGAACTCGTTGAGTGGCTCCGCGACTACGCTCCGGAGGAATTCCAAAAGACCTATGCTGGTCGTGAAACCCACCTCGGTTACCACCCCATCGAAAACTGAATCGCTGTTTTGACTGATACCATTTATGGAAGACACCATCGACACCTCCGGCGAGACCTCGCTTCTCGCCGCAGCCGATAATACAAGCGCCTCTCCGGAGGCACAGGCGCAGCCCGCTGCGGAAACCACGCAACCCTCAACTCCATCGACAGGCTGGGTGAACCCGGATGGAACATTCGGAGACAAGTGGCTCGATGCCCTGCCAGATGATGTCGCTGACTATAAAAACTCGTTTAAAAATTTCAAAAGCGTTCCCGACATGGCGAAGGCGCTCGCGAATGCGAATGCCCTCATTGGGAAAAAGCTCGGCGTGCCGAACGAGAAATCCTCGCCAGAAGAGGTCGCAGCCTTCCGCCGCGCCATGGGCGTGCCGGACTCGCTGGAGGAATACAAATTCGCGCCGGACTCCCTCCCGGAGGGGATGACATGGAGCGACGACATGGCGAAGCCATATGCCGAGATCGCGCACAAGCACGGCATCCCGCCAGCGGCCATGAAGGAACTCGTCAACCAGCATGCCCGCACCGAGGCGTTCAAGATGGAGGCAATCCAAGCCACCTTTGAAAAGCAACGCACCGAGGCCGTGCAAACGCTCCAGAAAGAATGGGGAAATGATTTCGGGAAAAACATCGGACTTGCCAAACAGGCCGCGAAGCTCGCTGGCGTGGATGCGAATTCACACGGGTTCAGCGACCCGGAGGTCGTGCGTGGCTTTGTTCGCATGGCGCAAATGATGAGCGAAGACAAGGTCGGTCGCTCCATGGGCGGCACGGAGTTTATGACCGGCGCGGCCCGCGCCAAGGACATCATGTCGAATCCCGACAACACTTGGCACAAACGCTACATGGAAGGCGACCGCGAAGCCGCTGCGCTCGTCACCTCCTTGCTCAAGCAGGGATAAAAACTGCGGGGTAGTGAAAAGGTATAACACCAGTTTCATAATCTGGAATTCCGGGTTCGACTCCCGGCCCCGCTAATTTTTTAAAAAAAGTTTTGACTGATACCGCATCGGCGGTAATGTCACCTTCGTCAGAGCAGACAACTCCTTTGTGAATCTGCTCCCAAAACCCCGATCCGACGATCCGCAAGGACAACCGGCAAGGACAGGGAGCAAACGAACCATCAGTTTCGACTGATACCAACATCACTCAACCAAAGGAGACACCATGGCAGATTTAAACGGAGTTCTGACGAACATCCCCAACCACTACACCACGCAGTTTGATTCAAACTGGAAACACCTCGTTCAGCAGAAAAATTCCAAGCTGAAGGAATATGTGACCATCGATTCCATCGAAGGTAAGGAAAAATCTTACAATCAAATCGACGCCGCCTCAATGACGCAGATCACGGATCGTTCCAAAGACACCGTCATTAGTGATCAAGCGATGGGCAAGCGTTGGATTCGCCCGCTGCAATACAACACCGCAAAGCTCATCGACGAATGGGACGAGCAACTGCTCGGAGAAGTCGTCCTCCCAACCAGCCCAATCATTCAATCGCACGCACAGGCTTATGGCCGCACCTGCGACTCGATCATCATCGGCGCTCTCGGAGGCACATCCTACACCGGCACGACCGGCACAACCGCGACCGTATTGCCTTCCAGCCAGAAGGTCGCAGTCAATTATGTGGAGACTGGCACAGCCGCCAACTCCGGCCTCACCATCGCCAAGCTCCGCGCTGCGAAGTTTCTCTTCGACAGCAACGAAGTCGATGAAGAGGAAGAGCGCATCATTGTTGTCTCGGCCAAACAGCTTCAAGACCTGCTCCGCACAATTGAAGTCACCAGCCAAGACTACAACTCGGTTCGCGCTCTTGTGGACGGCAGCTTGAACACCTTCATGGGTTTCAAATTCCGCCGCACCCAATTGCTTCCGAAGACCAGCACGGTTCGCAGCATCTACGCCTATGTGAAGTCCGGAGTCATCCTCGCCGAGCGTGGACTCAAGACCTACATGGATGTGCGTCCTGACCTCTCACACTCGCTTCAAATCCGCTCTGTGGCCAGCCTCGCCGCCGTCCGCATGGAAGAGAAGAAGGTCGTCGAGATCGCCTGCGACGAAGCCTAATTCATACCCCGCTGGCAGACCGGGAAATGTCTGCCACCCATTTTTTAAACCACGCTTTAAATGACAGACGTCCAAATCTGCAACCTTGCTCTCGCCCGCCTCGGTGATTCTCGGATCACCGCGCTCACGGACGCGACCGCACAGGCGCAGTATTGTTCTCTGTTTTACGCGCAGACGGTTGAGGAACTCCAAGCAGAGTTCGATTGGCAGTTCTGCCGCAAGCAGGTGAACCTCACCAGCGGCACAGCACCGCTTACCGGCTACACAACGAAGTATGCCTTGCCAGACGATTTCATAAGGGCAATCCGCTTGGAAGACATTGATGCAAGTGAGAATTTTGGAACTTGGGAAATTGTTGGAACTAACCTGCACACAAACCTAACAGGCACTCCATCGCTCGATTACATCGCCAATATCACGACCACAACCTTATTCCCGGCCATCTTTGTCGAGGCGCTAAGTATGAAGCTCGCCGCCGTTCTCGCGATGCCTCTTACCGGCAGCAAAGAATTGTTCAAGCAGTGCGTGGAACTCTATGCGGGAACAATTGGGAAGCCTGCATTCTTTCAAGCCACAGAAGCCTACGCCCCGGCTCGCACATCCTCCTCGCCTGTCAGCGTTGCCGAGATTTGCCGCAGGGCTATTCTGCGAGTCGGTTCTGCCGATCTGTTCAAGCCCCATGGCGAACCAATGGTCATCGCCCAGTCTATTTACGAGTCGGTTCGCGACAGCTTGTTGGCCGATTTCCAGTGGTCTTTCGCTCGCGCCCAAGTCTCCATAGCCAAAGACTCAGCAAACCCGACAACGGGATACTCGTTCCGCTACGCGATCCCCGCAGCCTGCAAACAGATCATTCGGGTCAACAATATCGACGACTCAGAAAATAATGCTCAATGGGAAGTCGTCGGCAGCTTCATCCACACCAATTTCGCGACCCCAATCATTCTTGATTACACCGCCACGGTCACCGATGTGACCAAGTTCCCGCCCATTTTTGTCGAAATCCTTACCACCACTCTCGCCCTTAAACTCGCGGCCATCGTTGAATTCCCAACATCCCAACAATCCAAATGAAATCCGAAGAACTCTTCAAGGAACTCCAGTTCCTCATGTCCAAGCCTGCCCTCCTTGAAGCAGTCGAGGCAGTCGCCAACTACTCCGGCACACTCACCAACACCGCCAGCGAGATCATTCGGCAAGCGGTCATGCGAGTCGGCAGCGCCGATGCCTTTAAACAAAACGGACAACCATTCGTCTTTGCGGCTAAATTCTACGCCCAGACCATCAACGAGATACTATCGGAATACGATTGGCGATTTGCCCGCCAGCAGGTTGGCAATGTCGGGAAAGACGCCACCGCACCAGTTACCGGATACGATTTCCGCTACCCTGTTCCAACAGGAACCATCAAAGTGCTTCGCATCAATGGCATTGATTCTTCGGAAAACTTTGGAACATGGGAGGTTGTTGGAAACTTTGTCCACACGAATCTGGTAACGCCGATCTCCATTGATTACATCGCCGCACCAGCTTCTGATACTTCCTATCCAGCGATCTTCATCGAACTCGTTGTTGCTCGCCTTGCCTACAAACTTGCCATGGCACTTGGAGCCGGTGATCAAGCTGTGGCCGCATCCAAGGAGTTTGAATTCATTATCCAGCGCCCAGCTCTCCAGCGGGAGATCGCATCAGTTGCCAATGCCAGCACAAGCAACAGCATCACGACCCGCACCCAGATTTGCAAACAAGCCATCATGCGCCTTGGCTCTTTGGAATCCCTCAAGAGCCAACCGATGGTTTTTGCCAATAGCTTCTACGATCACACGCTGGAGGAACTGCTTTCCGATGTCCCGTGGGCGTTTGCAAAAAAACAAGTCACGCTTGTTGTTAACGCGACAAATCCATCGTCGGGTTACGCGAAACGCTACACGCTGCCAGCCGATTTCATCCAAATCATACGGGTCAACAACATCGATACCACTGAGAACTTCGGCCAATGGGAGATTGTCGGTGGATTCCTGCACACAGACATCGGAGCGCCAATCATTGTAGACTACACTTCAATTGTCACCGATGTGACATTGTTCCCGGCTCCATTCATTGAGGCGCTCATTTGCCGCCTCGCAGCCAAGATCGCCCTCCCGTTAACGACCGATGGTAACATCGTTACAGCCATGGTCCAAGTGGCTGGTGAAACAATGCAACGCCCTTCGGTCAAGAACCAGATCGAGAAGTCTGCGAAACCACGCACAACATCCAGTGCCAACACGGTCTCGGAAATCTGCCGCCAAGCCATCCTTCGGGTGGGAAGCGCCGATATCTTCAAACCATACGGAGAGCCGATGTCCATCGCGACATCCCTCTTCGACCAGACACGCAACGAACTCCTCGCCGATTTCGACTGGCAGTTCGCTCGCACGCAACTCACGATTGCAGCAGACGCCACGGCTCCAACCTTTGGCTACGCAAACCGCTACCTACTACCGACAACGACTCTTAAAGTCCTTCGCGTCAATGGGGTCGATGAGGATGAAAACTTCGGCAAATGGGAAATTGTGGGTAGCTACCTGCATACGAACTACACTCCAACGG